GGGTGGCTCACACCGCTGTCGTTGTTCCGGGTATCGGACTGAACTTGTTTCGTCGTCTGTGTTCGAGGAATCAAAGGATGGTGTGTGTGTGTGTGGGTGCTACTGCATGTTTCAAGATGTGCGCGCTACGGACAGGTGCTACTGAAAAGGGATGCTGAGTGGAGGATAGAGTTGAGTAGAGAGAAGTGGCCATGTGTAGCCACGGCTAATATACCCCGTGCTCTCGGGTGACTGAGCCGCCTAGAAACTCAGTCGCTCCTAGGCCCACACCTAGGATGGTCAGCACCAATACGCCTAAAATAGCACAGCATAAACCAAGGCAAAAACTCTGTGGGAACCAGTGAGTTAAATATATACCTCCGGTAGTGTTATAGCAGTTCCAGACAGAGAAAAATCCTCAGGTTATACCATGATACGTTAGACGTGCTTGGCACCGCAAACTAACTACGGGACCAAAAACCTGTCCGTGACCCCAGCGCGGTCACACGCAGCTTAAAGCACCGCTGGTTGCCAATTTGCACGATCTAAAGTTCCTACCACGGGACCGACGACGTTAAGGGCGTTTTGGACAAAACCAAAAGTTTTCTTAAAACCACTCCAAACGGATTTGAAAAACGAACCAAAGGAGTGCCCTGTAGTCACGTGGGGTTGCCGGTTAATCCAAGCGCACAGCTGTAGGAGTTCAGGCTCAATAGGTGACGCTAGGATTGCCATCGGGATGGATAGAGGTGCTACGCGAACTTGATAGTGAAGGGCGCATTCAATTTTGACTGTTGTGTTAGCGCCCATGCCAGTAATGGCTACTATAGGTAAGGGTCCAATGTTAAAATCGTGGTTCGCGTATTGTGCGGGCACAGACTCATATGCCATGCGACTTGTGTACAACTTGCCGCGTACTGTCATGCCAACAGCTAATGGTTGGGCGTTTCCAATTGGACTAGCTCTTAAGGAGATATTGGTTCTCCAAGTGGCTGCGGCAGAGCGCAATGGATTAGCGGATTCGTACGCGTGCAGGAAACCGGACGTCATGTCTGCAGCGGATGTTGGCACAACATTGATAGCAGAACCAAGGATGCGTACACGATTACCAACTGCCGGTATAACAGTATTAATCATGAGATACTCAGCATAATTAACAGTTGATACAGCCGTCATGGTCTTCGTGTCATCCATGGCTTCCTCACCATATGTAATGTCAATTTGGCCACCATTTGTTAAATTGGGTGGGAGGAAGGATATAAAACATGACGTTGCTGTTGCTCCAGCAAAAGTTGCGGTGGCGGTAGCGGTGAACGTCATGCCATCAACGGCATGACCATCGGGATAAGGCGCACCGATGGCTTTCGGGTTGTTGGCTCCACCTTGATCTAATGGGTCCATGTTGCAATTGGCGAAAGCAATACCAGCTGGACCAATGTCAATACGCTTGTGTTCTTCATTCATGGCTTGTTTGATCTCAGAGCGTATTGTTGCGTTCATGTTGCGCCGACGTGAAGGTGGGCCAGATGAAAAGATCGAATCAAAGTTTGCGGGTCGTTGTCTACGGCGACGAGGGGGTCGTTGCGGTAATCCTTGTTGTCTAGGAGGCCGGCGTCGATTCTGCCGGCGGCGTTGCCTGCGTTGTCTTCGTGGGCGTTGAGCAGCTTGCATATTGTCGTTGTGTGTGTGTATTGTAACTGATGTACAAGAGAGAGAGTTATTTAAAACTCTCGGCACTGCTAAGGGCGGGGTCGTGAAGCCCGTATTGTGTTGCCCTGTGTCAATGGAGCAAGCTACTGTTGATTTTGGTCAACGTTGCAAGGTGGTCCTCTGTACTTGAGACAAGTTTCTTTATTTTGGATGTCGCAAGCGCTGGTTTGTTCCGAACCGAATGTTCCGGTGGGTTTCGATCCGTAGAAAGTACTGGGAGGTGCAGGTTTCTGTGTTCGGAAAAAGGAGGCCGGTTGGTGGCAGGAATTAGTTTTATCATCTGCGTAATCAGGACCACCGTACCATGGTGCCAGTAAATCAACTTCAGGTGTCACGTACTTTGGGGCTGGATGGTAGCAAGGATGTAATGTGTCGGGTTGTCTGATTTTCACAGTTTCATGACCATTTACATCACGCTGGATCATACTGGTTGGGAGGTCAAGTGGTGCCACGCGTTTGGTAACGTCATGACCATATGACTTGACAATGTCAATGAGTTGATCTTCGGTGCAACCATAACGGGCAAGTTCAAAAGCTCCAGCCCGAATCGATTTTCGATAAATGGTCGTTATGCCGGTGTACGTACGATAAAACCAATTATTATCAGTAGTGACATAGTTCAACACAGTTGTGAAAGGATTAGTCATATTGGGTAATTTAGGCAGTTTATCAATGACAGCGTGGCCAAGTGCATAAATGAAATCAGTAGGCATCATATGAACCATTTGCGAGACCAATTGGTAAGCGTGTTCCACAGCCTTGGTTTTAGCTGTGCTGGCTGTGGACCAAAATAGTTTGGGTATGCACTTGCCATAAGTCGGTATAAACAAAAAGGTTTCGCACCATTCAGGGTCTTCAGTGTCATTCACCTGGGGCATGAGGCGATGTTGTTGTGTCAACTGCCTCTGAACAGGAAAAAGCCGACAAGAGATGAAGTCAATTTGGGCTGGATCAGTTGTGTAGTACAAAGAATTGATGAACCCATAATTGGTCAATTGTCGGTCACAAAAGTCTTGCATGCTCTCAATTGTCCAGGTTTCTTTGCTGAAGATAACCATATCATCACCATAGGCAAAAATGACATGTGTTGTGGTACTATTACAATGCATCATGTCATCCAAAGTTTGTCGTGCGGTTAGGGCGCACAAGAGAGTGTTGCCTAAGGTGGTATTGGGGTCACCAGAATTGCGCCTACCATGTAGGTTAGGACACAAAAAGAATTGACCCATTGCTGGTTTCTGAATTTGCGCACGCAGCATTTGATCGACCTCGGGCTTGGGTGGTAGTAGTCTTCGATACAGACTGTGTTCAAATTCCAAAGCCTCGGGGGTAACACTAAGGTCGAACTTGCTCTTGTCGATGCACAAAAAGTGTGTGAAACCGTCGTCTATGATGTCGTGTACCATTTGACCCATTTGTTGCAGTGAATACCCAGGGCAATAAACGAATTCTTCGTTGAGGGCTCGTTTGGCAGTTTTGATCAAATCAGTAACCATCATGATGTAAGGGCCAAGAATGCAATTGTTTTCAGTTTGAGCAGCAGAGATGACTCGTGCATTTGTGGGCTCAAAGTGGCCATCGATCACATTCATCAATTTTTCTGATTTGATAAACAATTTGCGCAAGGAATAAGGGTACTCGTACTTGAATCCGTTGTTAAGCACACGAGAAGCTCGCTGCCAACCACGTGGCGCTTGAGCTTGCAACCAATCCTTCTTAGTGACCTCAGTGGGTTGCTGGATGAGCCTAAGTAAACGATCGACGGATGTCGTGAGAGCAAAGTGCGGCTTGATGCCGAAGTGTTCGCTAGGATTCTGCACAGTGTACCGCGTAACAAAAGCATTAAATTCGTTAGTCGGATTCTTGGCGGCCACGGTGGGATATCCGTTTGGCACATATGGACCCAATAGTACGAGATCGCAAACTGAGTCTTGCAACAGTGGGTGTTTTGGTGTTTTCAAAAGTCGTTCGTTTTCATACAACGGGAATTGTTGAGTTGTGTTGCCACCAAAATACATCACAGGTTTTGGTTCAAAGGTAACAAATGGAAAAGTGAGGGGCCTATCATAAGCACCATGAGGTCGACAATTACCAGCGATACCTGGGTAGCCATTAAAACAAGTGTAATTATAATGGATCCACGGTGGCTTGGCATCGGCGGTTGGAAAGTCGAGCTGGCCCAGCCAAAATATGGGTAACGTTATGAAGGTTAGGACCAAGAAAGGCAACACAACCTTGTAACGTGCAATGTCATTGCGATCGGCCCATTGAACCAACTTGCGAAAGAAGTGGTACACGAGTAACAACCCAAGACTGACGAAGAAGGGTTGTTTCAGAGACGCTGAAAACAACAGACCAAGGAGGCGCCACAAAAAGGGTATCAAGTAGTATGTTCCTGTGGAAACAGACGCCAGGAACAATATGAAGTACAGCAGAATGTCAACAGGTATGTGCCAACCACCGGTCACCGTTCGTGCTGCTGTAGCTCCATAAGACGCGCTTACTTGGAAAGGAACGTTCAATCGTGAGGGTTTCAAACTGACATCTTGAATCAATGCTTCAATTTGGGCATTGGACAAGGCCATTTTGGCACTATATAATGTGTAGGCCTGTGTGCGCATGCCAGCCAAAGTTCGATTGGCCAGGGCAAACCGTGATCGGAAATTCTCGACAACGGCACGTGGCAGCGCTATATCAACGGAGTGTGCACAGCGTAACAACATCAAGTTGAGAGTGACAGGTAATGAAACCCAATAGTCTTGTAACAAGTCAATGAGGAAGCTTGTGCGATACGGTATGTACAATTGTTCATCGGCCCAAGCTTGTGTGTGGAATTGAACGTTTTGGGAAGTGGAAAACAAAACAATTTCAGTGAAACTCGGGACATGGTACCAAATGCTGTTCCAACAAATTTTGTGTGTGGGGTTATCACGCATCCAACACATATTACTATGATGGTATGTATTATTACTAAGTACACTAGTAATTAGATGTTCGACGTGGTGGTTGATCACATCACAATCAAAAATTTTGTATTTATTATAGTGTGCCCTACGGGCGTAGGGGTGGTGAGTAGAATAAGTAGTAGTTTGTCGTACAATTCTAGCTACTTGCTCAGGTTCAAAATAGTATAGTGAGTGACAAAACCAAGCAAAATCATACGATTTGAAGTCGAAGTAATTGGCATCGTCCATTCGAGTATGAATAATTCGTCGATACTTACCAGTCACAGTTTGGTAACAAGTGTCAAGGGGCACAGAACCAC